TTAACTTCGAATTTTCTAAAACCTTTTTGAAATAGGATATACCCGGTGTCAACTGCGCCGCCTGTATCACGTAAAAAAGAACACGAAATAGTTGGTATAGTTTGGTCTTCATTACCACCAGTACCACCTATATGATTAGTATTGATTAGGATTGGACTAACATAACTGTCTACCGTGGTTGTAGTAGCATCAGGGTTAGTATATGTTTTTTGTATTTTTAATTTTGCCATTTAATTTATTCCTTTATGTTAGCGTTCTAGGCTACCCGGAGATGGCGCTCCGAGAATCATAGTACTCAAATATTTATCGGTTATAAACAAAAAACCGCCTTGCGGCGGTTTTTTGAACTTCCCATCCCGAATGAGAATTTATAATATTATTTAGTCCACATACACTTCATATGCTTCCTTCATAAACCCACCTTGATTAAACATTGGCCAATTAAACTCACCGCTATTTTCTAACATTAGTCTCCATGGAGTAGGACCACCATACGAATAATAGTTATCAATAGTGTCAATAGAAAATGGCTCTACTTCATTGGTTCTGACGTTATACCATTTTTTCTCAAATCTGCTCAGTCCTTTGACTACTTCTTGCATGTCTTTGGAATGTATTTGACCCAATAGAATTTTACCTTTATTCAGTCTGGTTTTAAAAAACCAAAGCATCATGGAAAATATTTTTCTACCTCTGTAATCAGGATTTACCCACACATCATCAACTGTGTTAGTTGCATTTGAAAGTGATGCTACTGCAACAATTATATCACTATCCCACAATGAGTAATAAATTCCATCTTGCAATACCCTGTAGTTTTCTATATCTGCAATATATTTGCTATTTTTAAACCAACGGTCTCTGTTTGCATCTACAAATTGTTGTGCAACATTTGATAGGTCTGGACCACGCATGGTCATTTCTTCTAGTTCATTTATTTTCATTATGTGACCTTGTGTTTACAATTGTCTCCGTGCCAACGTGCATATCCATTTACTGCTACCAACTGTTCACAATGTATGCATAGTTTCTTTTCTCTTTTTAATCCCAAATTAGCAAGACTACGTTTTTTCTTTTCTTCATCTGTTTGCTTCCTGCCTCTAATTTTATCTCCAATTTTTTTACGGATTTCTTCACTTATTTCTCCGTTAAATCCAGGTTGTTTACTTTTATGATTCTTGGACAAATTTTCCCTCCAGTCTTCAGTGAAGGGATTTCTTGTTTTACCTAATTTACTTTCCGATATTTTCTTTCTTGCAATTTCTTGCTTCGCTCCGTTTTTTTGTCCTAATATCGATTCTCTGTGCCTGAATTTGCCTTCTTCGCTTCTATAAAATTTATCCCCAAACATGGGATTATTTACTCCGCTATAACGCTGACTTTGCAGTTGTGAATATTCTTCTTTAAGTTTTTCATAAACTCTACTTGTTATTTTTGTTTCATATCTTACTTGATTGGTATTTTCGGCACGCATGATACGCAATGCATTTAACATTTTCCAGTGCTCTTCTCCCTTACAATAAATTTTTGTTAATAGCCAATGACATATAAAATGTTCTCTGGCTGTTAGATTTACAAGATTTGTCGAGTCATTACTACCACCCAAACTTTTTGGTAGTATGTGATGACTTTCCAAATACCCTTCCAGGACTCTAATTTTGGCAGAAGCAATAATATTATTATACCATTTTTTATATTTGTTCATATAACTATTTATGTAGAGCTTACTTACATAATAGTAGTACATTACCATAAATAAGTCAATAAAAAACCCGCCGAAGCGGGTTTTCAAATTTAAAACTAAGTTTAAATTTATTGGAATGATAGATTTGCAACGGAAATTTCTGAGAGGTAATCTCCGGCATTTCCTAAGCTTGATGCAGTATTCGTGAGTTCGACGTAGCCATATCTCGTCATAAAGCCAACTACTGGTTCGAAAGTAGTTGGATCAAGTACAACACCAGAGCTCATTAGAGGAATATATGGGCAATAGAAAGCAGCAGCATCGGCTTCGCTTGAACCCTTATAACCAACTAGAACAGCTTGTGAATCAGCAGCATAGCTGTCAACATAAATGCGCATTGCACCATTCAATTTACCAACAAACTTGGTGTTAGTTGGAGCTTCGAAAGTACCTTCGGTAGTACGTGCAAATGCCGAAGTTGTTGCGCTCTGTAACACTGTTAGAGCAGCAGGACTTACAACAGCCCAGTTACCAGCGCCACGACGTGTACGCTGAGCAATCAAGTTTGCAGCACGATTGATAAGAACAGCAAGAGCAGCATGTTCGTCACCAACGAATGTAGCAGTACCCGAAACAGCAGCCTGATCGTAAGCAAAGTCAGTAGCAGCAAGACTACGCAACGAACCAAGAATTTCTTGGTCGATTTCAACAGTGATCTCTTGAGCAAGAGCAGCCATAATTTCTGCTTCAATGTCAAGACCGTGCATGCTTTGTGCATCCTGAGCAGCTTCAAATGTCCAACGTGCGCTTAATTTACGGGTCTTAGCTTCTACGACCTGTTTTAAGATCTGAACGTTGATTTTACGACCTGGAACACCTTCAAGAGCTGATGTGCTTGTAGCACGACCAGTAGTTAAGCTACCCGAATATGCGGTAGCAATCTTGAATGGGCTTAGTGCTTCGTCACCAGCAGTTGTGCTTGTGTCGAAAGGACTCGGTGCTGTTGCAGTAGCAGTTTCAGCATAACGAACACGTAGAGTGTGGATCTGTGCAACAGGTCCAGTCATTGGCTGAACACCAACGATTTCATTAGCAATAACTGTGGGCATTACACGACGGATAACTGGTAGAATAACACGGTTAAGTGTAGCTACGTTACCTGCGCTTGTTGCACCAGCAGTTGCATTTTCAACTAAGTGCTTGCGGGTGTTTTCAAGAATCACACCCATTGTGGTTCTACGCGAACCGTTAAGACCTTCTAACAGGGCTTCTTTTGCTTCGCCCCAACGGCCTTCTAATAGTGCTTGTGTCATTTTTCCTATTTCCTTTTAAATATTAGGGTTTCACTTTAGCCCTGCTAAACGCTTAATTTCGATGACATTATTATCAACGGTTTCAGCGCCGACCTTAGCAGATTTATCACCAGTAACTTCTTTACGACTTTCCGACAACACCTGCTTTTCAGCTCGAGGTGCGGTTGTGGTTCCGTTATTTAGAACTGCTGGTAGATACTTTTCATATGCAGAACGTAGTCTTGGTGTCTGCACATTTTCAAGAAGCTGAATCATGACGGATTGCTTCTCTCTATTCAAAGGTTTCAAAAGTTCATCAAGTGTTTGTTGACGTTCTTGCGATTCTTTGATAATTCTTATTTCTTTTTCTTTGCTTTCAACAATCTGAGATTGTTTAACTGCAACAGTTTTAGCTTCAAGAATTTGTTGGTCTTTTTCTTTCAATGCCGATTGTAACTTTGCAATTTCTTTATTTTCATTCAAATGAGTAATTGCAAATTCACTGGCAAATGCTTCGAACAGTCGACGTCCAAAATTGTTCTCACGAGCAACTTGAATATCTTCTTTTAATTGTGTAAGTTCTGAGTTTAGACGACGACTCACAGCTTCTTTTACAAGAACAGCAGATTGTTGTACGAACTGTTTTTGAAGTTGTTCCAGTTTAGCACTGGCTTCTTGAACTAATCGTACTTTTGTTTCCACCACTTCTTGCTTATCTTTAGAAAATTCTTGAATTTCTTCAGCTAGGGCTTTAACCACAAACTTTTCTAAGCGTCCAACATTGCCTTGATATTGTCTGCGATCTTCATGCAGTTCTTTGATTTCTTCGGCTAGTTTACGTACTAAGAATTGATCAAATTTACCAGCACTTTCTTGCATACGTTTGTTAAAACGTACACGGTCAGCGGCAAGCTGTGCTTTTTCTTCTGCAAATTCACGAATTTCTTGATTAAGATTTTCTGTGATCATTTTGTCTAAAGCTTCCACCATTACACTTTTGTCGTGTTCGTATCGACCGGCAAACTCTTCACGAATTTCTGCGCGAATTTGTTCACGTGCTTCATTTAACTTTGCTTCCCAAGCTTCATTAATTGCTTGCTTGGTATCTTCGTTAATGATGCCACTGTCTACTAATGGTTTGATAGCATCAAACATGGATCATTCCCCTTTAATTTTTAAGTCTTTAATTAGGCGCTTAACTTCCTCGGCCAAATATTTTTGGACCCTTTGATTTGTTCCAGCATCACGAGCCATTTCGATTACTCTGTGTCCATGACGCATATTCATTAAACCTTCATATACAGGCTTAGGATATGCATTTGGTGCACTGGGTTGGGCTACAATATCCACAGTAACAATTTCAAAATCACTTACATGACCGCTGCTTTCGTTGACGTTACCACTACCTCTTGAGCTAACGCCTAACTTAACACCGGACTGCAACATAGTGGTTACTAGTTGTCCCATTGGAGTTGGCAAAATTTTAAGCTTACCAAAACCATTTGGACCATCCATCCACATATCAGTAATCATATGGCATACACGATCCAAATTAATTTTTAGATCATCGGGATGATCTAATTCTCCAAGAACACTATAACCTTCTTTAATTTGTTTGTTGACGCTGTCAACTGCAGCGGCAATTTCATCTACTGGATAAACTCTCTGATTGGCGTTTTTTACTCCGCCTTGTACAAAGATGCCTTTCATGTAGAGGTTCTTGCCTTTGCCATCTGCAGTGTCCTCCGCCAGGAGTTCCATCCTGGCGTT